TTTTTTTTTTTTTTTTTTTTACCTGTAATGCCAAGCGCCATACTACTAAGCCCTAACCGATTTCGGGGTCCTAATGCTTCACTACTCAATGCGTCTCTCGCAATGTATTTTCTCGCACAAGATATGTATTGATATCTGCAGTCTATAACAATTCCATGTACCTACGTCTCCTTGGAGTTCAGTACGCCTACTCACCAGTGGTGTTCGGCCTTGATTGTCTGTTGGTATTTCTGCTGTTGTGTTATGTCCATGTATGTAATGTTAGATTGTGTAATATGTGTTGGTGGTTCGTCTGCCACGGAAAGTGATCAGTACACTGGCTTATAATAGTTAGGCTAGCAATACCATGCTTTTCAATATCCACTAGAATTGTGTTGTGTTATATATGTTGTACAATCTCTCTTACAGACGAGATTATAGTGGTAAACAATACAAGACAATTCATTATGGTAGATATCTAAACTATAGTGAGGTGTGTACAAAGAATGGCCGGTACGATGTGTGGTTTCTGGTTTGATCCCGCGTAGTGTGTTTGCGTCTCTATTCTATACATTAGTCTCATTCAGTGGTCGAACTTTATTCAAAGTGATGTTATTTTACATGAATGATCGGCTTGTTCCAGGCCTTGTGTCCGTATGTATAGAAATCTTCGATTAGGCCCGAGGCCGGACACATAAACATGAGCACTACGCTTCCTGCCAACAACAAGATCTAGCATACTTTCCAACATGACTTTCCTAAGAATTTATAGGGGTTTTGAATTTAAGTGGTGTTTGTTTTATCAATGTGGTGTGAATTTAGGTGTGTGTAGTATATTTGGCATTTGGCATAGGTAAAAATTTTTGTATTTTGCTGTGTTAAATGCGTGTTAAGAAACGCGTGATTAATATTATTGCTGTCTAGAATGGTCTGTCTAGAATCCTCGATGAGGCGTAAAGTATACAGCTTTAACTAAACTCAGGCGGTTTTATGTGGTTGTAATAAAGTGTTTTATGTGGATATTATTACATTGTATAGTGGTATATTTAAAACCTAAGAATATGGATTACTAAAGTTGTGATATACAAGTTTAATTTGGTTAGTTAATTGGGTAAAGTAAATCCATAATATATATAACATAATAAGGCAGAAGCCATAGTATATTGCGGTAAATATGTAATATAAAAATGTAGCTAACTTATACGAACATGCGATGAAATTGGAAAAGTTGTTAAACAACCACCTAAAGCGATTTTCTGATTTTATACGAGATTGCAGTTTATCTATACGATCGTCCTGGGAGGAGCGTATAACTGCCGTCAGACTGCCGTGGTAGTAGGGGGATGTAGTGCAATTGTTTTGCCTTTGATGTTGAGTTCGTATACATAGCATCGACTTTAGCATAAGTAGGAATAAGATAAGCCCAAGTAATAGCAGTGAATATGACCAAAAGTGTGACGCTAGCCGCCAAGAGGTCGCGAAACCAGTAGTGTGGGTCAAGATATTTGCTAGAGGTAATTGAACATTTCAAATTCTTATCAATAACATCCATCACGCTTGTGAAGTTTTGTAGATGGGGGCAATAGCAACTCTGGACACCAGAGATGCTTTTGCAATAATCGTAACCCATTGCAGTACAATGTTGAGTGGAGCTCGCTTCACATAGCTTGCTGGAAGGTGAAACCACTTCTGGGTCCGTTTCTGCTGACATAGCGACAGCGAGGATGCTAAAGAGGGTTGCAATTTTGACTATCATATTGATTTTGGGGGTTGTATATTTTGATAGTAGTAGTATGATTATATGATTCTAAGAAATTTGAGGACAATAAAAACGATAACTGCGATAACCAAGTATAGAACATATGAGGCCTCCGGTTGAATGGAGTGCATACTATTTATTAGTGCGTGTATTCTTCTATTTTCTATAATCAATGCATCGTATTTAGCATTGACATCGTTTTTAAGTGTTTCATATTGTTGTTTTAATTCTTCGTCAGATGTTGTATCTATAGTTATGTCATCAGCTTTGTGTATATGTTTTAATATAGGTGTTATGTCGCGCTTATAAAGCTTTTCAAGTAAATCTACTCGAGTTGGTGGTATATAGAAATTTGCATCATTGACACGTAGTGAGGGATGTATAAAAACATTATTAACATTCATATCTGTGCACGAGACAAAATCGTTGGCATTGAAGCTGTACCCAGGGATCTGAACTGTAGAGTTGCAAGTTAGCATCAATACAGATCCAGCTAGTGCCTGAAGTGATGATCCATGATTTAGTGAATAAGTGGTATTACGTACAAAGTACATAGTATGTGGTGGGATAAACATGGCACTATCAGTGAATTTTGTGGGTCTGGTATACAAAGAGGTTATTTTATGAAGTGTTCGAATATAATGTTGTCCACAATACCAATAACTCTCACCTTCACGGCAAAATCCGTTAATAGGTGACTCAAGACAATAAGTATCTGTGCATATAGCATTACCCTGATACGTATTGTAAGTTACTAGTGTATTATTAATTCCAATGGGGAGCGCTGAAAGCGTTGAGTGAAAGTATTTACTATCTTTTTCATGGATGAGTTTTATTACAGGGATGTAGATATCAAATTCAAGATCATAAAAATTTATGCCAGTTACATTTAGATATCTTACTTTACCATAAGAGTAAGGGACATTTGTGTCTATAATAGGTATTGAAAATCCGTGCTCCTTAAGTTTAGCTTGAAGAGGGCTATTAAAAGCATGGAGATGTTCAGAGGGAAAATGATAGTGTTGCTGTATGGAACTAAGGGTTTCTATATACGCAAAGCGATAATCGACTATATTTTGATATACGCGGAAAAGTGAATTTGTGTAAGACATAATAATGGAATTCACATTAATGCGATTTTCCAAAGTGTTTGTTGTATTCTCAATATGATTAATTAAGTTGTTTATGTCAGTTACGTATTTAGCTTGATGATCATTTATAGCAGTGACGAGTTGTTGAAGTTGATTATAATGAAGATTTGTGCGAGCATTTACAACACTGAGCTGTGATTGTAAGTCGTGGATTAGTTCTGTATTTGCATAAGAGAAATTTTGAATAGCAGTTAGACTTGATTTTAAACTACCAATGTCTATATTAGTTGTACATTCACCTCCCAGTACTTTAGCGGCGCTAGAAACAAGTGGCCAGCCACAAACATAGGATGAATCCCAACGTTTGTTGCGTTTTAGTGCTTTTTCTGGTGTGATGAAATTAACTTTATTACAAATTTCGGCATTTTGAGCATTTTTAGTGGTATCATAAGTGACAGTTTTACAAAAAGTGGTTGCTACTTTAAAAATTGCTTCGGTATACGTGGGTAAATATATACTAGCTTGTGCAAATTCAGAAGGACAAATAAAAGCCCATAGTTGTGATCGTGTGTATATAGAAATATCTTCTGTATGTCTAAGCCAATAACTAGCTAGTGGTTCCAATTCAAATTCACCATCATCCAATACTTTTTGAAAGTGTTCACCTATGGTTAAACTTCCAGTGGAGGATTTAGTATGCAAAGGGCATGGTGAGTCGGCGTTAAGGTAATCTTTGAATGGATGTGCTACGGGTTCTATGCCTAAATAACTAAACAAAACGCGGAAGGCGTCAACAAGTGGTTGGTATGGTGTTTTAAAGTTATTTAGAAGTTGCTCGAAAGAGGTTTTATAATTTATAGCGCTGTTATACAAATCAGTGCCAAAATTATATTTTAGTGTTGTCTTCAGAAAATCATCCACTGCTATAAGTGGTTTATTATATGAAACGATGTGGTGTGTGCTCAAATCTATACGGGTAGAACAGTGCGCATTAGGCAGCATCAACAGTAAGAGCAGGAAGTGCACCAGAGTCAAAGGCTTGACGTGTACGCAGGAGGATTGCATTGAAGGCGTCGGATAGTTTACGAACGTACTCATCTTTTTCTTCGGTAGTGAGTTTGGTATGGTTGTAAATTGCATTGCGCTCAAGGGTTGAATCTTGAACAAATATGCCAACACCGAAAGTATGGATGTAGTGGTCAGGGTCTTCAAATTGATTACGGTAGTAGACTTGGTCAATTCGTGATGCCATTTTGGGTTTGAATAGAAACTGGATTGTTGAGCCAGTCTTTTCATTTTTCCTCCATCCCATATGGTTTCTAGCATCGAATTCTTTTCCGATTTTATAGAGTTTACCATTGGTTTCAGTGTAGTTGGGACCTGTTGCAATTGCTTTCTTAGCCTTAGGCTGCGCTGGTGCTGCAGCATTAGGTTGGTTGCGTTTTTGTTTTGGCGTTCCTGGTGGTGGTAGTTGTTTAGGTTGCTGTGCTGATTGCTGCTGCTGCGGCTGTTTGCGTTGGCGTTGTGGTTTTGGTGCCATTGCATTTCCGGTTTTAGAATTTTTGGTGGGCCTGTTTTGTTTCGAAGTGCCTGGTTGGGCATTGGCGTTGTTGGTGTTTGAAACTGTAGCTGGCATATTGAGTTAATCATAAAATGGGATTAACTAGTGGGTTATTTGGGAGAGTATCTGAATACACTTTGTCTAGCGCGCATTAGTGGTTGAATTATGCTGCGCGTCATTGAGTACCAATGCTTTCTTAACTCAGCCCTCAGTTCATGTGATGTCCAGCCTTGTACGGGTGGCTTACGCTTATTTGCGAAGACTATCCATAATTCTGAGGAAAAAGTTACAGCATTTAAATTACACACTCTTACGTATGTAAAATTTTTAGCCATGTGCTCTAGTTGTTGTAATACAGCTTCAGTCGCTCCGCGACTTGTGATTTTCATGATAAGAGTTCCAGTGTCTATAAGGTACTTTAAAGTGTACTCCATTAACTCGGGTATCCAAGGATTGTTATTATCGTGGATATCTGAAATTATTAATTCCGTGGTGTAACCTATATCTAGCATTTCCATTAGTGTTTTTCTATGGTGTGTTGTGTTGTTATCTATTTTTAGGCGTGGATCAATGTGTACAAATTTAGTTTGTTTTAGTGTTTTAGACATTTCATTAGCAAGTACTGTATCACCTAAATAACTAGCCGAACCAGGTAAAATAACTGGCAAGTTAGGATTTAGTGTTTTACGATTTGTGTATAACATACTATCTTGTAGTATATGTAGTATACCTAAAGCTTTTGTGGTCATGTGACTTGAGTGTTGTTTACGTGTGTTATAACCAGGAATCTCTAATGTTAGATGGTCCCAGTCAAGTGGTGCTTTAGCTAAGGCTGCGTGGTTATTTAACAAGATTTTACCAGTATAGATAAATTGATAGCCATACTTAGTAGCTTGTGCGATTTTGCTTATGAGTTCCATTTGATCTTGATGTACGTTACAAACTAAAGTTTGAAAACGTTCGCCTATATTAGATGTGATTATACAATCGGGTATTGAGCAGCTAGGTTCAATTACTGCTTGATGTGGTTTTCGTCCTAGGTCACAATATGGTGAATAAAGTGACTTGAATACGTCGTTACCGCTAACTGTGCGATATTCGTGTACATACTTGGCGTATTTACTATTTAAATATAGACATAAGCCAGTGGTCCCGAGTTTGTAATAGTGTTCTTTATTAATGTCGCTAAAGATGTACGAAGGCTTTTTGAAACCACCATCTTTATACCAGTGACTATCAAAATATATGTGCTCTTCAGAATCACAGGTGTGGGTGTTCATGTTGTTTTGTGGGTTTGATTTACCTTGTAATACGTCGATGTTGTGAAGAGCTTGTTGTAACGGTTCCTTACCGCAGCCCATATTGCAGTGTGTTTTCTTAGTGTCAATGTATTTTTCATACCAAACTTTTTGTAATTCGCGTCTTAGTTTACACATCTCGGGATTGAAATTTTTAAGGCGATAATCCATAGATGTAAATGCCTTGAGGTTAGCTTGTGGTTCATATGCTAATTTTTCAAGATGTGATAATACAAAAGATTGGTAAATACACTGTGTCATGATGGCATCATCAAGTGGGTCATGTGGTGTTGGTGGTGCGTGTATGGTTCTGCAGTATCGAGTATGACAGTCTGTTAGACTATTGGATGCTACATTATCGAGGTCCAAAGTAAGCTTCAAATAATCATTGTGATACACCCTTAGAGTTCTCTCATTTGTATATTGATTGCGGTCTACTTTTAGATCTATGATCTCGAGGTTTACAAAATGAGTTATATTTATGTGGTCTTTAAGTTGGTGTGCGTGATATTGGCAGAGGTAGTAGGTGTGTCGGCCTTGTGGTGAAGCATAAATTGGTTGTGACGTGCAGCGTGTAGTTATATTACATACTGTTGAGATGTCTGGGTATAGTGTGTGTGCTCTTAAGAAACAGTGGTCACTAGCGCCAGACCATGTGACGATAACAGGTTTCACGTGCATGTTATCTACACAAAAATTAAGCAGTGGTCTAAGATCTACGGTTGTGTCATTGCGGATGCCTTGCAAAACTGAGGTTAGGAGATGTTTGTATTGATCGGGGTGTTGTTTCTTCATCCAGTCGCAAGAATAGGTAGATGTTAATGGTTTGTTGTTATCCTTGTAATTGTACTTATGTGGGATGATTCTATTGAATTTGTCTTTTATATAGCGCACTGGGATGCCTGCTATACGTCGTTTGCCATATTTACTGGAAAAACCATATGAAAGCATTACTGGTTCTTGTAAGTTGTCTCTAGGGTTTAAGAACTCAGCATCAAAGCATATACAGTCATCCATAACTATGTTCATTGGAAATTTCCGTTGCATAGTATGGGTTTCCTTGTCGAGGTTGCGCACATTTGTATATGGCATTTTCTCTGCTTGAGTCTTTAACGTGGTTGGTGAATCTAAAGAAAGTATTGCTTTGCCACTAGTGTTGTAAATCTTAAAGTATGTCAAATTATGTTTATGCAAAGTTTCGTACACATCTTTGAAAAGAAATGCGGGGTTTTTATCAATTGGTGGAACTGTTATAAACAAAACTGACTTAGCCCTTGAAATAGCTACATTAAAGCGATTAGGATTTAATGTGAAGTTGTTAATTTGGGAAAGACATAATATTACAATATCGAACTCATCGCCTTGTGCGGAATCGATAGTGCTTAAATTGACATTATCTGAAAGAATTTTCTGTTGCTGTAGTGAGATAAAATTTTGAAGTTGTGATTTGTAACTACATATAATTGCAATAGTAGGTTGGTATTCGTAACTTGAATGGAGTGCTAGTGTTTGATTAACAAGTACTAGAATTTCTAAGACCTTATCAGCTTCATCTTGATTTAATATTACACCTTGATTTCTGAAAGTGGGCTCGCTGACTTGCACAGTATTGATTGGATTTAGTGGGCGTATAATACGATCTGCTATAGATGTTGCGCATTCCATATCTTTATCTGCATAATACAGATCCTTGAAATATTGGAATATAGTCGGATGGCATCTAAAGTGATATTTCAATACATGCACTTCACGCGGGTAGGTTTCAGTGTAATAATTAATCAAAGTATGAAAGCGGGATTGTAATGGTTTTCTAACTTCGTCCACACCGCTAAGTTGTCTGGGGTCACCAGAAAACAAAACACGTGTAGATGGTTTTAGATGTGCAAGGCCTGTTAATAGGTAATTATCCGAAGTTAAGCTGAATTCGTCGAGAATTACTAAATCTATATCTTTAACATGCTGTACAGTTGAAAAGCTTTGTATTGTTGTAACGCAGATGCGGTCTTTGTCTAGCATATTTGTACGATAAGTGATGTATGGATGTGGCTTGATTTCTTCTTTCATGCCGTCGGTAATAATTCTAACTAGTCCAGGGTTTTGTATAGTTCGTCTTTTAATTAAGTTTGCTATTTTATATAACAAGGCATTAGCGGATTGGTGCGATGGTGTGTATACCAGAATTCTCAGCCCCTTTTCATGTAGGTGGTTTATGAGAATAGATAGTGTGTGTGATTTTCCGGTACCGGGTCCGCCAAACATAATTTTAAAACGTTTTTCATTCAACTCTTTTAGCAGCATATTAATGTTGTCAGTCACATTGGGCTGAGCGGGAATTTTCAATGAAGGTTTAAATTCTGCAAAAGGTTTAGCTGTAATCGGTAATTGTTGGTTCCATTCTAATAGCAAGCGTGTATATTCTGGCACATGTTGTGTTGTGTTGCGTAGAATAGCGCTTAAGGTATTTAGACGACGCTGTCGTATAAAAGTACAATAATTTGGAATTTGTGTGTCAGTTAGCCATATATGAGTGTTAGTGCTGCTTAGGCGGTGGTAATTGGGTGTGAAACTTACCTCGCGAGTTCCCATTAAGTAGGAATATGTTGAGTGTTGGTCGAGTTTATGTTCTCGAGGTATTTCAATGTAGTATGTCCCAATTTCTTGTGAATTGATGAGTGTAATTGGTATATCAACAACACTGGAGTCTAAGACTTTGCTTTCTAATTTTGTAAGCTGCATAATTAATTGATGATATGGTCTGACTACACCGTATGAACTCAATTGTAAACTAACTCTAATACGGTTAGCTAATTGATTAACTGGTAGTGTGTAATCTTGGTGTAGATACAGTTGAATAAGGCCCATAAATTGTTCTTTACTTATTGCATAGGTCGGGTGTGCTTTTGTGTAATTAATGTAACACTGTTCATAAAATGTTACACGTTTTGTGTCAGTTACACATAGATAAAGGAGTGGTGGTAATTTTGTATTATCATTGTGATTTAGTATACGTACTGCATTTTTAGGCTTATGTGCTTCACAATAGTGATCGCGGCCAGTGGTGTAGAGTAAGTTGATGTCAGTAGTAAAACAATGGTGACATTTTACAGTTTTACAATTTAGGTATAAACAGGTATGACCAGAATATTGTAGATGTTGTTCCATATGTGAGCCGTGATTGGTGTCTGCACTATTGCAAAATGCGCGTTCACATGTAGCACATGTTAAATACGCATTTTCTCCACAAACATAGCAATTGTACGTGATTAATCTTCCTTTATTTTTAAGCTTATTTTCATTATGCAATTGAGCTTCTTCGTGGTGTTGTATGAGTTGACGTTTAAACAGCGATAAATTACGATAGCGGTGTTTATATTTACAGAGATAATCCATATAGGCACTCGACTGATCAAGCCCCCATAAGTAGTCAAAATTCTCGTATAAATCGCAATTTTTAAGGTCAAACTCAACATCCTGTAAATCAGGAACTTTGATGCAATCTAAGAAAATTTCATCCGTAGTGTTCAGTTTAAGTTCTATGTAGGTTCTTAATGCATCGAGGAATTTTAATATTGGATGAGTGGGTTGATCTACATATTTAAAATAGTATATATATAAATATGAGAATAGTGCCAATAGACGTGTAATGTTAATTTGCGGGTCTAATGTATTCTTATTGTCACTAAGGAGCATTGCGGTGTACATGCGTCCAAACTCAGGTATGGGGTAAACCATATCACCAAACTTAATTGTGTCTTGTGATAGGAATTCTCTTGCATAGCGTTGGATAGCATCGATGTGGTATTTGTGTTTATTTTGCGCTATCATATAATGGCTAATAAGATGACTAACAGACATGAAGTCGTCATATCTTATAATGCGTGGGTCAATAACGATTAGTCCATCATCGCTTAAATAAGCTCCCTTGGCTACGCGACGGCGAATTGTGTGTAATATATCAGTGTTTCTAAGTGTTACACAGCTTGAATCTATGTAATCTGAGGGTATCTTGGTAAAAACGGTCTTGCACAGAGCATTACGCAAATTCACTTCTAGATGTACATTCTCTGGTGTTGATTGAATCAATTGGCTTATTATAGCATAAAAGTCAATTAATAAATGAAGTAGTGAATTCCCGTCTGCTGTGCGACTATTACCTGAAGTTACACCTCCTGGTTTCTGATATAATTCGTTGCCAAAGACGAGGTAGTCAAATAAGACTTGTGTAGTTTCAGCCATGTATTCATGCCAAGTTTGTGCGGGTGTTGCGTTATTTAATTTACTCTGAGTGTTTGGATCTATCAAACTGTATAAAACAGTTGTAGTTGTTAGTTGTAGCATGTTAGATATACGGCGATCCCATTTTGGATAATCTTTGCCACCAAGTACTGCATGTTCTGCAATATCAGGGTGATCAGCTGGTGAATTCTTATAAAGATATTTATAGAGTTTATCCCAACCGCCATATTGTGCTGTAAAACCTATTAGAATTGGCCCACCTAAACTGGAGGTGTATTTTATTTTATCCAAATTCCAACGGTACAATGAGCGTCCTGGTTCTGATTTGTTTATACTAATAGCGAGGATTGTACGATCACGGTGATTTTTCGATGGGGCTACCTTATTGATAGTTAGTGTTAGCTGTTGATCTGCTGAATGACGCTTATGATAAACAATAGCATCACGGTAATTACCATATAGTTCACGCATGAATTCTGAATCACCAAATTTTCGGTACGGAGTACCGGCTGATTTGTGTTTGTTGCGTACAGGTACTTCTGAGGGCACCATGGGACAGTTTGGCTTGCCATCTGAAGCTGAAATTTCTTCAGTTAGCAGTTGATGTAATAGTTCTATAGCCATTAAAAAGACTGTAGGTGAAACTGAGCCAGCGGTGTTCTGATTAAACAACTCAAGATCTTGTCGTATAGATGTTTCTGATGGTGTTTTTATATAATACGAACTTGAATATGTTGTTTCGGGGTCATGTACTGCGGGGTTGATGTCCAGTGGTGGTATTAAAGCTGTTAAACCAGTGGAATCGATGTAATCTTTAAGTTCACAATCAATTAAGTGGTCTGGTTTAGTCTTCATAGTGTATGCGTAGTCATTATTTGGTAGAAATTCTCCATGTCGGAGTAGTGCTGGATCAAATTCTATCAATGGGTTTAGCTTACGAGGTGTTGTATAATCAGATAACTGAGCTCTAGCATGCACACAAGATCCAAAATCATAGACGTCCTTCAGGTCATCTGGTATTTCGTCTTGACAAACTTCGCAGTCGCGCAATGGTATTGCTGGTACAGTACCAACAATGGGGAAACTAGCTTTGCGTGTTTTGTCGTAATTTATTGAATCAAAGTGTGATAAGTTTACATTGGCGTCATAAAGATTATGTAGCCAAATATTTAAACTCGTGCGTAGCATTCGGTTGTGTGACTCTAACTCGTAGGGGTGGTCAACTATGTATAGTTCGTGAATTGTAACGTCTGTGGGTTTACTGTAAAGTATATCCTGAAGGTTGTTAATTTCATTGTGGTGTATTTTACAGTATACGTCACCATCAAGATTTTTGACAGTGGTGTGATTCAATTCGATGTATTCCGAAAGTGGTCTTGTAGGTTTAGTGATTATGCTTGTTATCGCATTATCTATTTCCGGTAATTCTATTTGTGGACAATTCATAGTATCGTAGCAATTCCATAGGGGTTCTGGCTCCATAGCATATATATTTAATTTTAGATATTCGGTGAGATGTTGTATTGTTGGTCTGTATAATGGTGTGTCATCAAACTTTACGTCTAATGGTAGATTTCGAATAGCCTCAACTGCTAATTCAAACTGTTGAATAAGATCGAGACTGGGGTCCACTATAGAGTTGTAGATGGGTTGGCTAATGAAGTACATACCTGTATGTTCATAGAAAGAGTACAATGCGTGGTAGTAAGGCTGCATAATGCGTAATTGTGATTTTACATCATGTGCTATTGTGCTTTTCTTAAGTTTGTAATCTTCAAAATCCAATATACCATTCAGATCAACGTTGTCTGCGGTCAATACAAAATCATAGTGCGTTAAAATAGCGCGTGTTGTTTCGAATACCTTGTAATTTAGTTTATGCAAAAGCAAGCCGAATTCAACTAAGAAACGGCGGCATAGCATACAACAAGTGTGCTGTGGAGATGGAGTGTGCGATTTAATTTTTAATAGTAGATCATCATTAATTTTATGATATGTCACTTGGGGTAATGTGTCATAAATGGGATGCCAATTTTCCTCTTTAATTAAGCCATACAGATCAGCAAAACTAAGTGCTGTCATATTATAGCGTAGTAAATGTGGGATGGTAAAATTTACCAACTTGTGTTCTATAAGAAAGAGGTTAGGATATTGGTTAATTAACATTTCATAAATTTTGTATTCCTTCACAATGTGTTGTTTTATTTTGACATTGACGTTGTTGTTTACTTCATCGATATAACTGATAGAAGTTTTATTGCAGGAGATATCGATGGTGTGGCGTATACCATTATTCGTATTGGTACATAATTGGTGATATCGGGCTACATTACTGTTCCTGCTTAGAGTACGAGCCCACTTTGAAAATCCAAAGGGTGCTTAATAATTTTCTCTAGGATATCACATGTTTTAGTCACATCGTCAAGGATTTCATTGCGCCATGCTTGCAAATAATTTACATAAATAGTAGCATGATTAACGTCGTTTTCTGCGTAAGTTACGTGGGCAATAAATATTGGAAGATTATTCATCCTAACAAAGTCTAGCACCTCAATGAAGTGATGTTCTGAATCAGGTTTCAATTTCATAACCAATAAATGCTTGTGTTTAGTGCGCAAATCATCGAGTGTCGTATCGTTTAGTGGAGTGTTGAATTTTATGGTGTTGTCATTTTCCACATGGTTTTCATTGTTCAGGACAGTGCGATCCAAAAGCTTTAGTTGAATTTGGTTGATCATGGCATTCAAAATAGCCAAATCAGTTGGACATACTTCAGATATGTAATAATAGCCTTCAGGATCGGTCTGTTTAAGTTTGAGATTAGTGATGTTGCGGTAACGTGCTGGTGGTGGTGTAATAGCTGTTGTACGTCTCATTAGCCATATGCGGCCGTTGTATATTGCGTTTACATCCCCGTTGTTAACATCAACGAAGTTGTATTCGAGGTTGTCTGGCTTGATATTTATAGGTGTCAAATATGCTTGATTCTGGTAATGCGCTGTGTCAGCAATATGATAACTGGCACTTTCACAACCTGGTTCGCGGTGTGATAAGCATTGAGTGCAAGGCATACAAGATGGACAACTACGGTAACGAGCAATAAAGTTACTGAGTGTTGGAATACGTTTAACAGTAGTGTCATAAATGGCACCACAACGTGGATGTTTATTAGCGCGGTAGTAACTTTTACATTTTGTACATTCTTCAGCATGTTTATACCAGGCATCCTTAATCTCCATGGTGCAATTGAAATAACCATGTTTGTGCGTAGCTGTACAAGTAAATTCATGTAGGCCGCACATACTGGGTACGGTTTGGTAACCATTACCTGTCCATAGTATTGTCGTGAGTGTGGTGAAATTGGTAACAATTGCTTGATTAGTTAGTACTTGACCAGTGCGATATGCAGTATAGTATTGCATTTCAGCGTCAGAGGGGTCCAATTCCAAATTAGTACCGAGAAGAGCTTTCATTATCTTCTGGGCTTCATTTTGTAACATAAAGCGATTAGCGAAGCATGCGTGAACCATGTGAACAATTGCACTGGCAATGTTCTGATTTTGACGTTGCATTTTACGGATACGGTTGTTTTGTTCCATAATTTGTTTTGATTCTTTCTTACGCACATCTTCGATGCGGCGCGCCTCATATTGTTTCTGGGCTACTTGCATGTTTATTTGTTTGTTAAACAAAGCAATCACGCGTACCAGGTTGTTCATGACGTAGTTACGGTCACGCAAATTAGATGTTAAATGAGATGCGGTCAAGAAGTCTTTATGTTTGTATATTTCCGACAATAGTGTGATCAGGTTTTCATTGTGTTCGGAGTCATCGCGTAATTGATGGATGTGTCTAACCAGTAATTCAGTGGTTCTGGCTAGCAAGTCGCGGTCGAGAGTTTCTGGGGTAGAACTAATTATCAAATAGCGTACGAGTTCACCAATGTTGGCGCTATTAATGGTTTCAATATCGAACTCAGAGTTCATATTCTTAAGAGCTATCAAACTAGCTTTTGCGGCCATTAATTTTTCGCGTATGTCCTCAACATTTGTGTCTATGATGTTTGTCGTGTGTTCCTTCTCATCAAAATGGATTTCAAAGCCATTAAGATCGAATTCACCGGTGTCGCTAATAAATGACAAAATAGTTTTAATCTGATCCTCATAACTCTCAATCCTTTCGAACACAATAAATAAAATTGGATACAATTTGTAAATCTCTTCGATGTATTGTTTAAGCAGCTTTTCAGGATTATATGTATTGGCCCAGTTAGCCATCAGATCATCAACATTATTGATCACCTGGCTGAGGTCATTAAAAGCAGCATAGGGCTTAATACATTTCAAAAGCGTGGATAAATGCGTACACAAGTTTTTAGGAGTACCGAGTTCCTTGGCAACATCCTTTGCAATATTCAAATTCTTATTATAGCGAATGGCTACAGCTGTGTAGGGATTGTAGCGTATGGCTAAAGCTGTAATTTGCTTACGCCATTTCAACGGCATGTATACCAAACCATAATAATAATTGACATAAATGTGGGGGATTGCAAAGATGATGGAGCTAAGGATCATTTTCAAGTGCCTATTCATTTTGACAAAGAAAAGACCGAAAACACAAGCAGCTGCTATATAAAATGCTGGATGTGTATGTGTAAACATGTACACAAACACATACAACACGTCCATAGTATTATCAAAACCGCTAGAGCTATGCTCTGGAGAATTGAAGATAGTAGCACTTTGGTTGTAATAATCGGGTTTCTTATTGTCCATGAGTCCGTACTTTATACAAGTTTCGAAACTTTTGGTCCCTATTGTTGTAGTTGTGTAGCGGTTGAAGTTATTTACGAAATTATTGTAATCGATATAGTATCCATATTGGTTGTATTGTTCAGCAGTAATGTTGAAATCTGACAACAAGCGTGAATCGTATGGTAATTTAGCATTAGTTTTGTTAGTCAAATGCTGGAGTGTTTCTAAAGTGGCACATACGTTCCTCAAAGGATGTTGGTAAACAACCTTAGTGGTCTCGAAGTCATAATTAGCCGGATTCGGTAAATTGATTTCATTGTTCAAAGTTATCATAATTTCAGAAGGATGTTGTAATTTGTAACTAGTCCAAATATTAGATTTTCCAGTGGTTGTATCCATAAAGACAACGTCATCAGAACCTGCGCAATGCAAGCCCAACAATCTGCCTTTGGGGTCAAATAACATACCTCCACAATCGCCAAACACAGTCTTAATATCGTGGTGTCCTTCTGACATGAAACCTGTATGTACGCAAAGTACATCCTTGTTTAGTTCCGTATCATATCGTGACAAATAGAGTGTGACCGGTCCATTGTAGCTTAATGGATCTGGGTGGATGCTGATATGTGGGATACTGTGTTTGTCGTGTAGTGGGATTCTGATTAGTGTACCTATTAATTCTGCTGAATCAATGTCATATTTTGAGCGTTCCAGATTTTTACAATTGAGAAGCCCCTTACCATTGTTATAACATGCCTCGAATTCTTGTTTCTTACTACCGAACAGATGTCTCTGAATATAAATATACCCATTAACAACCGCTCCTCGTAGACTTGATACACTTGTTCTAGTTGTGTATTTTATTAGAGGGTTAATAGCAACGGGCATTTCAAGAACGATGTGAGAAATTGAGGGGTTTGAAGCGGCGCTCTTGTTCTTAAAATCGGTTGATAGCACTGAATAATTCATTAATTCATTGTCACGTGCGAACATAATTTTCGTATTGTAGTTCGGAATGTGCAAATAGTGCTTGGGGTTATAAGTTGAAGATGCAACAGTGGCTCGATGACAAGCAGCCAAATACAAACATTCAAGGAGCTGGTCCTTTTGTATTTCGGCAACGCTAGTGTTAATGATTTTACTCAAATTTGATTTTGCAGCTTCATCTGTCTTTTCACGTGTTGTGTTTCTGTAAGCAACCCAGTCAGCATGTGCGGTAGCATTTGAGACTGTGGCTTTTAGGTAATTTGGTCGTCGTGAATGTATGTAACGGTATGCAACGTAACTAACTATGATTGTTAGGACTAAACCGTAGCTAGTAAAAATGTATGGTATCAAAATGTACTTAGTGACAGCCGCAATTTCGAAAAATAGCGTGACCAGTTGTAAAACATTCTTGGTAAATTCTGAGCGGTAACGTTGTGTAATGTATGCAAGCAAGTCAATGACTGCAATTGCGAGGGCTCCCAACATAAGTAAACAGCCATAGCTAGTATTACTTGTGTATGGTAGTATATTGTAGATTGACAAAAACATATATGAGCCGTACACCCGAGGTGTTAACAACAAATGTCCAAATGTATAGGCAAAGATTGTAATCAGCTTCAAAAACATCATCATGGTGTTATCTCGAATTGTAATAGCTATAGCCAAAATAATAATTAAGGCAGCGATGTATAACATGAGAAACAAACCAAATTCAGCTATAAAACTGTCCACAACCTGTACGCCTGTGATGTATGCAAAGCATTGAAGTGGTACATCTGGCGCGAAAGCTGGTGTCGGGCTGTTGTCTGATTTACAGTATTCCAAGTAATTTTCACGGATTGTTAGGACATATTCCCCAGGATTAGTAAACAGTGTTCTAAAGTAGTTGTATTTTCTATCTTTATAAACGAAACCGATGGCATCGCTCAATTCATAGATGGTCTGTTTAGTGTGAGGTAGTTCGAGGGGATACATGTGATAAGCATTAGCATTTTGTCCATAACGTAGTTTTATGACATGAATTGTGTCTAACTTTTGATTTATACAATCCTGATACAAGACGATTGTGTCAGAGTGGTGAAGGAAGTCGCAAACTCGACCAAGGTCAAATGCACGCATTCCTTTGTGGTAAAAGTCTTGACGCAGTGGATAGCGATTGTAGAAATTCAGTTGTATGTCATAAACAGCCATAAGCATATTGTTGTAACGTGTAACTATGTGGTTCTTTGTGGTGTTATACGCTGTGTATACATAATCGGTGAAATTATGTACGGTGCCATTAACATAATCAGTAATATTGTGTACCGACTTGTTAATGTATGTATAGGCTTGTGTGCTGTCGTTTTCTACTGTGCGTAGAATGTGAGCAGAATAATGTGTTAAAGTATTAATAACCTTAGACGTATTGTTTAGCGGTGGTATTTTAGACATAGTTTCTGCTAGTTTAGCGGGTGGTGTAACTAGTTGTCTAGCCAAAATTGTATGTACATTATCTGTTACACGTATGATTAATGGTTGTCGTGTGTGGTCTTCTAGTTCGCGCCAGTTGTTGGTTAAAATACCTTCTACATATGATGTGGGTGTTTGACCATTGTAATAGTTAAATGCCAATGTCTCGTTGTAACGCTTGTGGTTAAGCGTGCCTAAGACAAATACGCCATAAACCAATGGATTATATGTGTCGAAGATGGTGTATATGGCGCGAGCCATTGAAACTTTAATTAGATCTATATCCTCAATAAGCATAATCTTATGTTTAGCCAAGAGTGGCTTATGTTCAATTAGAAAATCATTGTAATCATCTAATTTGTTGAAGTCGTTTGATGTTAGCTTAATTGCTGTATTACCATAGCATTCTTCCATTGTTTCAATTATGTCTGCGATTATTGTTTTAACAATTGCGGGTGTGTCGTAGACGATTAGGAAGGTGGCTGGTTCTTTAGCAGCTAGAGCACGGTTAACACTAACATTGAAATTACTCCAAAATAGTTTTTCAATCAAGGGGTACTTAGATTGCAATGTTGTGTAGTGGTTAGCACAGATTTTCTTATATTGTGCCGATACTTCAGCAGTTGAACTTTCGGTTATGACTAATTGTGGTTCATTAAACATAAATTCCTGTTGCAATGATTCGCAAAATTCCTGGTTTACACCGCACTCTAGGTAATTTCCTAGGTTGTTGTATACACGTGTGATGACAAAGTGTTCAGAATTATAAACACAATGTACACCGCGAGTTTGAATGCAGGTGTCGTTAGAGTAGATGAACGTGCTGAGTGTGTAGTTGTTATACCGTAGCACGCCCATTTCGAAATCATCATACATCCGTAGTTCATGATTTTGGAAATAGCGAAGTTGTGTATAGAATTCAGCCGGTGGTGCATATTTGACTGGTTCTACTGGTTCTGGTTTAATTTCGGGCTTACGCATACAATAGCATGTCTTCCGGCAGGAGGGGTCGATAATAAGTGATTTTCCATGTTCCTGATGTTTTATACGTTTAGTTAAGCGCTCAGTGATCTTGACTTCCACATCTGTAGCAGTGGGGTCGAGACCGGTGAATTTTATGCAAGCAGGTGCTTTACAAATGCCTCCTGTACCTTGGGCCAACAATTGTATGACTTTACCTGTATAATCTTCACTCTCTGAATAATTTTCGGTATACAAAACGTTCGATCCATTTAAGTTGTAGAATTGCATGAGTATTTGCAAATCCAGTATGGTGGTGTAGTCGGATAGTACGTGTGTGTTCAGTGGTAGGGCATTGGAGAAAGCCTTAAGTATGTAATCGTCCTTTGGTAAGGGTTTGATCACGTTGTTCAAGTTTAGAGCATTGGATACCGATAAACGTACCAAGTCCTTAAACTCAGCACCATCTGTGGAAAAACATTGTTTATTCATATGTTCATAATTTGCATAAGCGTGGTATTTTGCGATGGTTAGGTTTTGCAAGTTGTTACAGTACAGATCGGCTTGATCAAGAATTTCGTAAGTTGTGCAAACCTTAGCTTGAGTAGGGCTCATAATGGAAATAAGGCATAGCATTGTCATGTAAGCGGGGCCAAATGTTAAATGTGATTGGCGACGAGCGGGTTTAGATTGTTTAGCAAGTGTATGTTGCAGAAGCTGTGTTTGTGGTTGTAGTTTTCCCTTACGTTTAGTTTTCTGGGTTTCTTCAGCTTCTGTATCATCCTCTATTTCTAATGCTTTGTTTGACGATTTCTTAGCTTTTAGCAACCAAGGTGTACGAGGATCTTTGAGCTCGTTGGTTAAGGCATTGGTCAAATCAAAATCATTTACGAAATGGAGTTTTATGTTACTTTTGCGTATGTTTATGGTGGCGTCATCTAGCTCGTATTGTGTATAAACCATAACTGTGTCTAGAACTACAGTTACATTAGCCAGGAGTTCCTGGAGATGTTGCTTATTATTATAGGCGATAAAGCCAAGATGTGGGTAAGCTATAGTGTTGTTGACGTAAATAGGTCCTAGGTTAGATTCAATAGTGGTAAGATCAGCAACGGCTTTCTTAGGTGCTAGTGCATATTTAGTTGGGATATTTGTAGTGGTTGTACCAAAGGTATCTGCAAATGTCTTGGTATTCTTCTCATAAGCCCTAATGTTATGTACAGTGTAGGCCAATGGTTTAGTTACCTTATCATTATAGCGAAGTAATTTACAAGTTTTAGCTAAAACTAGTGCATCTATGGTGGGATTATGTTTTTCTGTGTGGTTATGTCCATATAGATTACATATTTTACAATATCCGTTAAGTGTGTTTCTGTCCAGGCGTGCAAAATCATTGTGGAGAAATACGTTTAGGCGAGACTCGTCACGTGTAAAAACCGGTGTTTGGTAGTACAGGTTTCTGCGCGTGAACACAAAGATGATCCATTGTAGGGCACGTTTCAGAGGGTTGTCCGAAACGGGTCCAACGAATGGGTTTTGCATGATTTTCTTGAGTATGTAGATAGCCAAGAGTAGCATGGTCAGAATAGGGGTCCAGTATTGGATAACATTGGTGACTAAGTTATCCAGCGCCAGCTTGTGATCTCTCTCGAGGACAGCATTGTCCTTAAGAGCGTAATCGTGGTATGTCATGGTGTCGTATCAAGACGTTTTACAACAAACTCATACTACTGCGCAACGTTACTCTATTAACGTGATGAGCACTATAAATAGCCTCTGTTAAATCAAGCACATGCAACAATAGAAACAAACCTTTCAAAGTTTGGACCTATGGCCTCTTACAACTGTGAATTGTGTGGATTTATTGTTTACTAGCCAAGTTGTTGTAGCATCGAAGATTCCTAAAAGATGTTAAGTGGGAGAGTGTCTCAAGAGGTTCTTTAAGCAACTGATGTGGCTAGGTTTGGTGATCAGAGTTTAGCGTCTCTGATAGACGGACGGGGGTTATACTTGTAGTAGTAGTATTATGTGAGAAAACAAAATTTTCATTAGTC